TAGACCTTAATCTAAGGGGTAGAAGTAGACTAGTAATGCCAAACCAATAAATATAAGAATCATTTATATTTAAGTCTTTCTTCAAGCATAGCATCAGAAATTTCATAAGAATCTTTAGCTAAGCTTTTAGGAATAACACGATGACCTGAATCAATCAAAGCATGCAAAGCTTCCATAGCAATATAATCTCTAAGGTTCATACCTGTATAGATTTGTTTGTTATTATCTTGACAGGGGAAAGCAGGTGAGTTACCTGTACTCATTGTACTAATCCCCCATCTTGTTTAAATAAGTCTAGCTCTTGTTCAGCCATATCTGAAGCTACTTCAAAGACACCACGACGTATTAATTCTTTAATAGCATAGTCCATTAAGAATGAGGTTTCTTTATTATCTACATGAAACTCAAAGTCTAAAGAACCATCTTTATTCTGCACACAGTTTGTTATAATCATCTAACCAATCTTCCTTTCCCGTTTGTCTAATCCAAAGTACTTGAGCATTCATCTTAAACTCTTCATCATTACCATAAGCATTTCTTACTGCATCAAACAAATGTTTCTCTGTTTCACATTCAGCTAAAAGTTTGTCAGCCTTTTTGGGCCCAATCTTTTCAATCCCTTTAATATTATCAGAACGATCACCCATTAGACATTGTTTATAGAAGTGTTTAAGTCCTTCAAACCTACCTACTTCACTGTATTCATCTTTAACAAAGTTATAATGCCTCCCAGGAACCATTAGTAAGTCTTTATCAATAGAACAAATAATAGTATCTTCTGTTTGATTTAGGCCAAGTGCATCATCAGCCTCCATACCATCAATAACTTCTGCATTAAATTGAGCAACAAGATATTCACGAATAGGTTCTAACCAGAATGGTTTTTCTTTAGGACGATGGGCTTTATACTCAGGGTATAAATCATACCTAAAGTTACCTTTACCCGTTAAGAAAAGACGATACTCAGTTGCTTCTGTATCAACTAAAATTTGATCAACTAAGTCTTCTACTCTAGCATATGCAAAAGCCTCAGCATCGTCATCTTGAAGCGTACAGGCAACCCTATACGCTACGATATCAGCATCAATAAGTGCTTTCATTATAATGGAATGTCATCTTCCAAATCAGAAAAGTCACCAGCTTGCTTAGCAAATACATAAGATTCAAACTGTTTAGCAGTAGCAATAACTTCTTCAACAGATTTACCAACACCTAATAATTCTACAGCAGAAGATAAAGATGATTGACGAACAATTAATATCTGTCGTGCCGCTCGTTCTTCTTTAGTCTCATAGTTACTACCAGTTACTCTACCACCTGCACTAGCTGGTTTACTTTGTGTAGCCACGGGTTCATCTCCTTCATTACCAATACCTGTCCAATCCCAAAACCCTTTGGCATTTTTAACAGTAGTTACATTAACAGCATCGCCTTTACCTAACCCTTTAATGTGATTAAACACAGAAGGATTACTAAAAGACATAAGCTTTTTATTAGACACTTGACCATTTTCAGTTTTATAAGTTACTTCAATCTCTTGATAAGATCTACCATTAGATGAAGCTTTAGTATTTGGTGCACCAACATCAACAATATTAATTAACATTCACTATCTCCATGTTACCCCAATTAGATCCAACTTGACATTCGACCCTCATAGGAAGATTAAATTTAACCCCAAATAACTTTTTAAAGTTTAATGGGACATCTGTAAAACAACTATCTACTAAACTAACTATACTATTATTATCGCATAGTTTCTCATTAAAGTCAACTATTATTGAGTCATGTACAGTATTAATTAGCTTAGCTCCTTCTACTTTCTTTAGTCTATTAGCTAGACTAACTCTTGCTATACTCATTAGATCAGCACCAAGTCCTTGCACTGGATAGTTAAGGATGCGGGTGCGGGGCCATTTAGCTTTACCATAACTTATTTCAGGTTCAAAGTTATATACCCTTCCAGTAGGCATTACAAGCTTACGGTTTCTTTTAGCCTCTTCAACAATCTTAATATGCCATTTACCAAGACCTGAATACTTTTTATAAAACTCATCAATAACATTTTGCCAGAATGTTTCTGATTTAGATACATCAGTAAAGTTATTGTCATTAGCATAGCTATAAGCTGAGCCTCCATAGATAAGACGAAATACAAAGGTCTTAGCTATAAGACGTGATGGTAACCCAAATCTATTTTGATTGTCAGTATGTTGATCAATGTCATTCCAAATCTCTTCATAAGCAGTTTTATCTTGTGACAGATAAGTAGCACATACCCATTCAAGAGCTTTAGCATCAGCTTGTAGTAGCATATCTACTCCCAAATAGTTTCTTAATTTCCCCATCAAAGTTTTGTAAGTTAGGTTTACTAGAAGATAGTCTACCTGTCTTAGCTACACATTGATTGAGGATACCATGCAGTACTCCAGGTGTCCAGTTCATAATCTTACGAAGTTCTACCAAACCTTCATAGTAAGCAGACAATCGTTTCTCTAAGGTAGCTCTAGCTAAGATGAGTTCTATTAACTCTTTAGCTTTCTTGTTACCTTTAAGACTTTTAAGTGTCTGTTCATCATTAGAATAGAACCCTTCTTTTTCTAGTTCAGATCCTTTTAGAGGATTAACAAGACGTTCAAAGGTTATATCGTAGTCTTTCCATTGACTTTTTGGTAAGCCCGCTCTAGTGCCTGTCTTAAATGTACCAATAACTTCTTGACGTCTGATCTTAATAGATCCCCCATAGAGAAGAGCACTAATATGTTCAGTGCTATTAGCATTAAACTCAGGGAGGTTATGATAAGTGTAAAGAATTGAATCAATGTGTTCAATATCTTTTTTAGTAATCTGCCCAAGCTTAATACACTCTGTTTCATCAAATTTAATACCATTATACTCCATCTCCTCTAAGACTAATAAGTCTTGGTTATGTAAACTAATAAGTCTTTGCATCTGTTTTGTGCTAGACGCAAATTCTTCCATCTGTTTCTCATACACTTTTTGCGTTAACCGCAAATCTTGTATAAGATATTCTTCTAACAATTCTTTAGGGATGTTAGGTGTATCTATCCCGTTCTTCCAATACTCACTAGCAACAATATCAAGCTTACTACCCAAACCATAAAAGTCAGCAACACTGTTGAGACTTGGATAGGGATATTGTTGTCCCGTAAGTATAAAATGAGCCAACTGACAATCCCAAATACGCTTGTCCATAAAAGTAATTCCATATCTTCTTATCCAATGCAAATCGAATTTAATGTTAAAGCCAACAAGAATGTCGTGGCTGTCAATGCTTCTTTGTATAGCGTCAAGTCCATCTCTGTGCGGACTTCCGCTATAATCAATATCGTATAAGTTACAATTAAGATCAGTATAGGTACCAACATAACAGAGTTTATTCCTTTCATCAAATGGATTACCTTTGTTGTTAATAGTAGTTTCTACATCTAGCACTAAGCTGCGCAATTAAATCTCCACGTATCTAGCAATGTCTGCTTTAATTAGTACTTGAGTAGAACCGTGTCTTAGTTCAGGTAAAGTGTCTTGATCCCCTACAAGTTTATTTTTACAGATATTAAAATATCTACTACGACTTAAGTTATCTTGTTCTTTACCTATACCTAGTATCCAATCGGCCTCACCTTGTTTGGCTGTTTTGGATCCGTCAACTTGATCCATTGTTAAAAATAGCTTGCCTTCCGCTTCGCCTGACGCTTGCGACACTGCGATGACGGGTGCGTACATTTTAGCCATTTCACGAGCCCATTGATATATTTGTTTAAGTTCCAAGTCATTTCTTTCTCCTTTAAATCCACGGATCTTATCGATCTGATCGAATATAATTAATGCAGGGGTAGAAGCTTTAAGTACTGCTTCTATCCTTGCCCTGTTGTTTGAATCTTCAAAGTCTAATATCTTAATACGATTGCCTGTTAGTGTTTGATATTTAGTAGATGATGTTTCTCTATCTTTAAACACTTCATCCATTCGTTCACCTAAAGCAGCCTGATAGACTCTGATTGCTACTTTGTTGCCCTGCTCCTCATTGTTAAACCACAATACTTCACCTGTTGTTTGAGTGACCATATGTGTAATCTCACTAGCAAGGAATGTAGTTTTACCTGTTTCTGGACGGGCAAATATAAAACCAAAGTCACCTTTTCTAAGAGAGCCAAGACTTTGATTAAGCCA